ATTCTGCTTTAAGTGCTCTTGACTTAGCAGTAACAGTTGCTTTTTCGATGGTGAATCCCATTTCATGGAAGTCTGATCCACCGGTTACTCCAAGTGCTTCTCCGTCTGCAGTTGGCATACCGCCGGCAAAGATGTTAGTCAATCTTGCGTCGTCTGCAGTTGAGTCTGAGTCTAGGTTAGTTACATTCAAGCCTGAAGCATTATCGGAATCGTGTGTTCCTGCGCTGTCACCTGAAAACTGAGTTTCAGCTTCGTTGAACAATGCTTCTCTTGATGAAGTATTTCCGCCGCCATATCTTGACTTCATCGCGAAGATTAAGCCAGTTGGACCGGACATTGGCTGCACACCGCAGACATCGTATGCCATCAAGTTTGGCATTGCACGTCTTACAAGTGCGATCAAGACCGGGTTCCAGTTTGCAGTGCTTGCGGTTGAGTTTGCCGGAACTCCTGCATTCTCTGAAATCATACCTTCTTCTCTAAGTGCGATTTCTTGGTTTTCGAGAATTGCTGCAGTTACGGCTTTTTTATGATGATCTGTAATCTTACCAGCTGACTCTTCGTCCAATACTGGAGACCACTTTTCGATCAACTTATCATATGATGCTGTATTTTGCATAGCTAGTGCTCCCGTTATTTGTTAGCAGTTTTCTTAATTGCGCTAAGGTATGATGCCATAGAACCAGATGTTTCCACTACTGGACCATCTTCTACTTCGGCTTCACCGCTAGCAGTATTTGTAGTCTTAGTAAAGTATGATTCTTTGACTGTTGCTACTTTCTTAGCGAAAGTTTCTTGGTCTTCAAAATCAATATTCTCTACCAAGCCTTTAAGCTTTTCAACCTGAGTTTCGGCTAGGTCTTTTGATGCTTCACGGATAACCGCTTCACGCTTGTAACCTTCCAATTCCTCAGCCATTTCGATTGCTTGACCAGTTGTGTCATTAAGCTTTTGCTCTAGCTCATCAACTGTTCCGGCAAGTTCGTCAACAAGGTCAGTTTTTCCTTCTGGTACCTCGATATATGACTCTGTAAATAAGTCTTTCAACTTATTCATAAAGTCTTCTGCAATCTCGGTTCTTAGACCATTTTGAATCGCCAACTTGTTTTCTGACATCCAGTTTTCAACTACGTAGTTTAAATAGCTGTCTACTTTCTCTACGAGGTCTGCTTTTGTCTGATCGACTTCTGCAGTTAATTCCTCATTAAACTTTTCTTCTAGCCTATCAATCTCGTCTGAAAGCTTTGATTGAATTGCAGCTTCAAAGATAGTTTCTGCTTTTGCCTTAAAATCGTCTGAAAGTGTAGCTTCTTCAGAGACCAAAGCTTTAAGGTCGTCTTTGAAATCAGCTTTGTAATCGATTGAAGGCTTATCTTCAATGATTGCTTCATCTTCATTCTCGACGTGATCCTTCATAACGCTGTTGTACATAGCTTCGACTTCAGCTTTTTTAGCCTTATTCGCCTTATGATACATTGCGTTAATCATTCCTGCCTTAGTTAACTTAGGCATTGGATCTTTTTTGGTGCTATCAGCAGCTGTTCCACCGGCCATCTTACGACTACCTGCAGTACCAGTTGCGTCACCAGCCTTGTCTACACTTGCGACTGATTGGGCTTCAGCATTCTTAGGATCGTGTTTCATTTCCAAGATTTCCTCATCGTCTTCTTGGAGTTCAACATCCTGATCTTCGATTTGATTTTCATCAGTCATTTTTTGACTCCTTATTTTGATTTAAGTAACGAGAGGAAATTTTTAAACTCACGAACCTGAGTCTCATAGAGATCAGCGCGTGGAGCTTTCTTAATTTCAGTCTCCATTTGTTCAATTGTTCGAGCTTCGATAATTCCGTTATTCCAGACCCATTCAACTCCTTCCATTATTCCATTAACGAAAGCACTAGGTGCTGATGGATCTTGCACGATATCAATCGCGTTTAAGAGATAATCGTCATTAACGACCATGGTGTTACCATTTTGCTTCAAACTTCCCATACCACGAGTCGAAACACCGAAATTAACTTTACCGTCAAGCAGCCCTTTTACAACCTGCCCCATGGGAGTTTCTAATATCGATGCCTTGCCCACAACATTGTCACCGTCCATTTCTAGACTTTCAATCTTGTGGGAAACCCTATCTAAATTAACGGTCGGTCCTTCAGGGTGGTTTAACTCTCCAACGGCTCTGCCTTTGGAAACCTGAGTATCAATGTACCTACCAAGAGCTTTCTCCATGATAGGCTTTGGATATATACGACCGTTTCGATTCTTTACATTAGCTTGAGCGAAGATACCTTGAATTTTATAGTTCTTTTTGCCGGTCTTTTCGTCGGCTTCAACTATGTATTCTAAATCGCTTTCGGTATATTCTGATATAAGCTTCATGTTTCTTCCTACTTCATTCTTCTATATTGTTTCAAAAACTCTTTTGATGCCTTTTCGGCTTCGCTTTGAGAACGGTATACATCGAGTCTATCGCCATCTACATAAGCAACGAATCCATTCCGTTCCTTATTGATTTTAATAGTTACTCTTCCAATCTTCTTATTATATACTTCCTTACCTTCTGGCTTTCTACCAGTTAGTTCTCTCAAATGTAAAAAAGTTTTCATTCCATTACCTTTATTTATACTTTTAAGGTTTTCTACTTAGATCAACTAGAACCTGCTTACTCTTCACGTTCCCCTTCTTGTCCGTCCAGTTCTTCGTCTCCCACTTCGAGTTCGTCATCACTATCGGACTCTTCTTCGGATCCAGCTTCAACCTCATCCTCTTCATCTGTGTCGCCTGAGTCACCGTCATCTTCGGCGCCTTGAAGATCTTCTTCGTCATCTGCACCGTCTTCTTCATCGCCGTCAATATCGAGCTCTGGCTCTTCTGGTACTTCTTCTCCATTATAGATTTGACCTGCCAATCTTGTTTTTTCTTGATCGAGTACGTCATTAAGTTTAACTGTCATGACCTCTCCAAAAATAGCTCCGGCCTTATTATAGTCCTTAGCTATAGAAGCTTTCACCAGATCTTCAATTGGATTAACTTCTTGTTCGTTTTCAACTTTAGCTGTTGCTTCACTCATTATACTGCTCCTTGATCGTCATCTTGTTGTTGTGCTGCTGCTATTTCTTTTTCCATTTTGTCAATTTGATCGTCGTCAAGCATTAATACATGCTTTTGAACATATTCTTTGGAGAAATAATCACCTACATACTGCGAAATTTGATCTAAAGTTTGTATCTTTTCTCTAAGAAGTTCGGCTTCTTTTAATTCCGCGAAATGATTATCTCTCAAAAAGTCTACGTTTAGTTTATTATTCCACTGTTGCCAATCTTCTTCAGTGATAATAGACTTCATTATTAACTGTTTCTTAAGAATATCATAAAAAAGATTTGCAAATCTATTTCTTATTCTGTCGATAAACTTTTGAAACTTTAATTCATCTCTACTTATCTCAGTCGCTCTTCCAAGAGAGAACTGCTGTTCTTGCTCGAGTCTGTTCATTGGAACATTTAAAGATCTGTACAGCCTCTTTTGGAAATATATTACGTCTTCGATCTGTCCTAGGTTCTCTCCCCCTGGTAATGTGGTAATCTCAGTACCACGGCCTCCCTCTCTTCTTGGTAACCAAAAATCTTCTAGCATCGACATGTGTTTTCTATCGTCACGTATCTCGCCAGTCTTGGCATCGTACACTAATTTATTTCTGTACTTTGCCATAATATCTTTCATGTATTGTTCGGCTTTACCTCTTGGTAAGTTACCGACATCAATGTAAAACATTCTTCTTTCTGGAGCTCTTGCCAATCTATAGATTACCAAAGAGTCTTCCATCATTCTTAGTTGAGTTATTGGTTTCAAAGCTTTGTGAAGATACGAAATGACTTTCTTTCTATGCTCGTCCATTAAACCAGAAGTACAGTAACTTACAGAATCAGAAGTAAGTTTTATTCCAGCTGTTTGATTCCCTGGTTTTTCTTGGTAAATATAAAATTCATCTACCTTCTCAACTATCTTAGCTCCTGTGACAGGATCTTTCTTATGTTTTACTTGTTTAACTTTTCTAATTTTTGCAGAATCAACGTATCTGATTTCTTGAATACCTGCATTCAAGTTACTTTCATCTGCAACTAAGTGATGATATATTCTTCCATCAACATACCATCTTCTAAAAATGTCATGGCCTAACTCTTTAAAATTAAGCATATTATAAATTTTTTCAAATTCTTCTGTAATTTGTTTCTTAATACTTGCGCTAACTGGAACTAAATCTAAGTTAATTGCAAGTGCTGGCTTCTTGTCGCTAGCCGTGATTGCTTCATTAACGATGTCTTCGATAGCTGCATCTGCTTCTGGATGCATCGCACTTCCTCTATACTTAAGTATAAGCTGTGCGTTATCTTTGGAATCATCTCCATCCATATTGATGTACGTGCCATAGTGGCCGCCAGCAACTTTAGATGTCACATAACCGGCACCATCATCATCCGTAGGAGGAACGATGGATTTCATATTCTTGCCGGGTTTTACACGACTTATTTCAAAACCAAATAATTTAAAACTGTCTGCCATTGTAATTCCTTTTAAATCTAGGAGGGCTGTTTGCCCTCCTAGTATTTATCATTTAGCTCGTGGTGTCTGTCTCATAGTATTGATAAGCAAACGTTACGGTAAACCTTTCGATCTCGTCATTAGTTGCATAAGCAAGATCGATAGCTGACATATCCTGTGGATATGACCCTCTAAAGGTATACTTTTTAAGAGTATCGCCTGACCTATCAAGTTGCTCAACTAACAGATCAGCTTCGTACGCAACAGGAGAAGTAAGACCAGTATTTGCTGAGTGAGCATTCATACCGTTCATCCATCTTTCCATTGAGTTTCTGATAGCAAAATCTGTATCGTTAATGATAGTTACAGTCCACACATCGAAAGTTCTATCACCGGCCATTTTGAGCTGTCTTCCTCTGAAAGGAACTACAATCTGCCCAAGTGTTGACCCAGGTAATTGAGCGGTTTCACATAAGAAAGACGTCAATTCTGGATCACCATCGGCATAGCCGGGGAAGTTAATTGTTGCTTTGAAGAGGTTAGGTCTAGCCCCGCCGCCTCTTAGCTTTGATTTAAAATCATCTACGCCTAGTACTGCCATTGTCTACCTCCTTAAACCGTTCCAACGACTTCTTCGAAGTCGACGCCAGTTCTTACGGCCACAAAGTTCAGTGTGACGAAGTTGATTGATCTCGCAGGCTTAATGAAGATACTTGCGATAAACTCGTTTCTATCAATTACTTCAGGAGTGTTGTTAGTCTCATCGGCTACAACTCTGAAGTCTGTGATTCCACGTCTACCTTTTACTTCTCTAAGCACTGGCTCAACAATGTTGACAAACTCAGCTCTCGTAAATTCATCGTTAAATTCGAAGAGAACCTGCTCTGCTGCTCTTGCAATAGCTCTTTCAAGTACTAAGAATAATCTTCTTACGTTGATTCTATCGAATGCAGAAGGTCTTGCGAGTTTAGTCTTATCGCCAAACAAGATAACTCCAGCTCCTGGGATGTTAGCAATCGGATTCACACCAGCTCTGTAAAGCTGATCTCTCTGTGACTTAGTAGGTGTATAAGCCAAAGATGTGATTCCAAAATACTGACCTCTTCTAGAACCTGCTGGAGAGAACCATGGAGCTCTGTTTAAGTCACTTGCTGCCATGATACCTGCAGTAGAAGATGAAGCAGGGATATCAATAAATTGGTCGTTGAACTTGTCATAGACTTTCAAATAGTTATTATCCATGAATAGATACGATGACTTTGTAAACGTATCTGCTGTTGCTATGGTATTTGTTACGGCTGTGGAAGCTGAAGTAACATTAACCACATCACTTTTAGCTGGAGATGTAACAACTACACAATCTTTTCTGGTAGAAGCAGCGGTGCTTACAAGATCATTTACAATTGTAGTTTGATCAGATCTTGAGTTCATCGCCGGCGCGATCAAAAAGTCTATCTCAACTTGGTCTTTATCTTCGAAAAGATCATAACCAGATAAGATATTTCCAGTTGTAAGATTAGAAACATCTACGCCACCACTAAAATTGTAGTCTTTGTCAGCGTTTAATGTTCCACTAGTTCGTGTAAAGTTATCTCCGCTATCAATACCTGTTCCAGCTCCAGAAGCTCTGAAGTCTGAATCAAAATCGATAAGCCATACATATTCAGAGTTTCTATTAATAACTTCTTTAGCAAAGTTATTAGTTCCATCTGACTTTTTAGCGTTTGAGCCTAATGATAAGAAAGCAAAAGATTCTAGGAGTGTGCCTTTAGTTCCTGTAAACTTTCCTTCTTTGTCAATAACAGCAACGTGAACTTCATCATTAGATGCATTTCTAGTTGATGCAAAGTCTGATGTCGCAGGAGGAGCGTCAAAATTATCTTTATACGCCCAACCTAAGTATGCAGAATCGTTTGCTGAGTGTGGACATATAGAAACTTGTAGACTGTTTCCAAGTGCGCCTGGGTATTTACCAATAAAAGTATGACTATCTGAGTCTAGTGCAGATAGTTGAGTATTAAAATCAGTTTCATTCTTGATTACTTCACTAGGTAGTGTACCATCACTGTCTGTGGCTAACTGACCTGTAGTTGATCTGGCGTTCTTTGCATTAGCGTCGATAACCCTAACTAACTGTAAAGTACTTGAATATCTCAAGAAGAATGAAGCTCTGTGATGCGAAATCGCGTGATCTGAGTCTGGTGATGCAAATTTTTCGACAAGAGTAGCCTCATTGTCTACTAAAACTCTTTCATCTACTGGACCCCATCGCGATTTTATAACAGTTGCGCCTGTAGTCGACTGGACATTTGGCACGCCGCCAGTCAGATCTATTTCTTTGACAACAACTGCTGGTGATTCGGATGGTGCAGAGAGTGCCATTTTCTTTTTCCTCTTTTCGGTTACTAATTATAAGTTATCATAATAAGATTTTTCAATTATACCATTATTTATAAGATTATAGGTCTCTATCATATTCTATGGCCCATGGACTATCGTCATCATCTTTTTCGGCTTTTTTAATCTGATCGCTGCCATCGTCAATAAACCCAAAAGGAACTATGTCGTCCTCCATTGCTTGTAGTTTCTGCTTAAATATCATTTCTTTAATGTTAATATCTGTCATGTTTGAGAAGTAAGCTGAAGAAATAAAGTAGCCAAACATAACTAAATTCATAACTAAGTCGTCATTATTGCCGGTAGAGGCTTCAAACGTCTGACCTTTTGCTTCAAAAGTAGATATTTCTAAGATAGTGTTCTCATCGACAATGTCTATCTTTTTATTTTCTAAAAGATCTTTTAGAGCAGAACAACCTAATCTTTTTGATTTTCTATTTATTTCAATACCAATAGCTCCAGCCTTAACAGCTGATTCCACGTGTACATTTTCGTATTCTAAATCATAGTATAATCCATTACAAACTACAGAACCTTGATCATTAGCTTCAACTATTGCATATGCTTGGTTGTAGACATTCGCATACTTATATATAATATTAGGGAAGAGTAATGGAGAGATAGTGTTGTTGCGATAAACAGCTACCTGTTCAAAAGGTCTTGTGCTAATATCGACTAATGAAAAAGTAGAATAGTCCTGTCCTCTTCCCTTACTAACATCCGCAACTAATATGTAATCGTGCCTTTTTACTGGCTCTTTATATATTAAACAATCTCCTCCTTCTAATATTCTCAATGGTTTTTTAGCTCTTAAATCTAAAAGAGTTTGAGCATTTATTAAAGTATTACCAGTTCCGAAGAAAGTGTTTCCAAACTCTTGATCGAACTGTACTTGAGAAGTATTGTTTATAGTCTCTTCTTTCCACTTATTGTCTCTTCCTGGGACGTCCCACCAATCAACTCTAAAATGAGAATACTCGTTTACACCTTGAATAGCGCCTTCCCATATCTTATGAAAGGTGTTACCTATTCCATTTGCTGTGGATGTGACTATGATTTTTGTATCTGTACCAGAAGATATAACAGGATAAGTTGAAGTATAAAATTCAGCTGCTCTTTCTACGAAAGCAAACTCATCTAAGTAAAGAAGGTTAACACTAAGACCTCTAATACTATTTCCTGTGGTAGCTGCTGCAATAATACGGCTATTGTTGCTAAAATCAATATTAGACTTGTTAAGAGCTTTAACCCCAGGTTGTAAAAAGAACGGAATATTTTCAAGCATAATTGTGATCCTAGCAAGCATTTCTCTTGCAGTAGCACCTTTGTTCGCGAGAACCGCGACAGTCTTTTCTGGCTGGAACAATGCGAACCAGAGTAAGTAACCACACGCGGATATTGACTTACCAGATTGACGACATGCGAGAACAACGTTAAACCTATGGTCCTTAAATTGCTTGAACATTTTCTTTTGATACGGATATAGTTTAAAAGAAACTAATCCCTTATCAAGAGATATAATCTTTGCGTATTTTTCAATGAAATATACTGGATCTAGCATACAGGTCGTATATTCTTTTACCTGCTCTTCGGTCCATTCGTGACCTACGCCATCTCTTTTAATATTTACATTGCCGAGATAATTATCATTCTTGTTTTGGAGTGACATCAATCAATTCTTTTTCATTTTTTAGTATCTTTTGAAGATCGGCTGTAGACCCGACAAAAAGATTATTAGTAGTGTTTGCTATCTTTTTTATTTCTTCTTTTTTGTCTATGTCTTTCTTTTTCTTATTTAGATCCATTAGCCTATCGTTAACATCTGAAATATTTTTTATCATTCCAGATAATACTTCAAAAGCTCTAGGGTGTTCGCTTTCCCTAGCCACCTCAATCATCAATTCGAGACTTTGCTTACCTTTTTCTACGAGTTCGTAATATGTTTCTCTCGAATATTCGTAATCATTATTAATCTTGTCAGAATCACTCATGCTTATCCACTATAATCAGTTAGTCCTGCTATAAGAGTTTTAAATGACCCAAAACTATCTGCAGCTGCTACAGTAGTTTTTAATTGCGCCATATCTATCAACTTATGCCAAGCACCTCCATGCGAAAAGTATGCATCGCCTGTCGCGTGTACGTGAGCGAACATTCCATGATACGTTCCTGCGGCTGGTAACAAGCTTTCACTGTCGTATAAATTAGCATAAGTTATTCTGTTAGCTCCAAAGTCTATGTTATTATTACCTATTCCAGTTTTAGAAGTTACGTGCGCACTATCAATAAGAGATAACGCAGTAGCTGAATCTATACCTACACCATCATTAGACTGTCTCGCTTGTACATAACTAGAGTCTATCAAAGCTATGGCTTCAGTAGAATCTAAGAAGTCTTGTGATGGAGCTCGAGCTAATACATAATTAGAATCGATTATGTTCGTAATAAATGCCGAGTCTCTTTGAAGATCGACTTGTCTAGCTTGAACATACGCAGAATCTATCAAAGCAATTGTTTCTGCAGAATCTAAAAAGTCGAAAGTTGTTTGATTAGATTGAATATATGTTGGTGTTATAACACTTGTTATAAATGCTGAATCTCTCTGTAAGTCTACTTGTCTGGCTTGTACGTAAGCAGCATCTACAATGTTTGTTACGAAAGCAGAATCTCTTTGTAAATCTACCTGTCTTGCTTGAACATATGCAGAATCTATGAGAGCTATCGTTTCTGCAGAATCTAAGTTATTAGTTTGTCTGTCTCTAATATATGAAGTCGTAATTATATTAGTAATAAAATTAGAGTCTCTTTGAAGATCGACTTGTCGAGCTTGAACATAAGCCGAATCTATCGTGGCAGTAAAATCAAAATTAGTCTGCCTTGCCTGTATATAATTAGAATCTACAGTACCAGTAATTAAAGTAACTGCTTCTGCTGAATCTAATGAATTAGCTTTAGCCATATTAATAATTGACGCTGAATCAATTTGAGCTAAAACTCTGTTGTTTAAATCTGTGAAATTGGCATCAAGTTCAGCATGAGTCAAGGCTGAACCTTTTACACTTCTAAATACGATTGCCATGATATGCCTCCTCTTGCGCTAATCGATTAATTTGAAACATAATCACTATCCACATAACCGCTAAAAGTAAAACTAGTATTTGGTTCGCCTAATATACCTGTTATAGCAGTTGAAAATCCAAAGTCACTATCTTCTAATCCAAACACTGTGGTAGGATTAGGTGTGACTGCAATAGTCTCCAATTGTAAATCAGAATCATTCAAGCCAGCTTTAATATCAAAAACGTTAGCTGTGCTTTTACGAATGACACTAGTATCAGAGATTGGACCATGATAACTTAACTTCATCTCAAAGTCCAAACTATATATAATTGTTCTTCTTTGTTCTACGGCTCCTTCAAAGTCATCAGAAAAACTTACACCGTTAATTACTATTTGAATGTCTTCTTTAAAAGTGGGGTACTCTGCCGCAAATGGCGATATCGTCAAAGCGTATTGAGGATTAAAAGTAGGTAAGATCTGTTCTACTACTTGCAAGGCGTCGTCTTGTGATTTAGCAAATATATTCAATTGAAAAGTAATTGTATATGGAACAGGATTAAAAAACTTTTGTCTTTTATTCGTGGTGCCAGCTAAAGATGTAGTATTGAAATTACCTACTTTTGCAAGCTGCCGCGCAGCGTCATACGCAATAGAAGTTATTTCAAAAGACATTCTTGGTAATTTTATGGCTACTTCTGTATCGTCTGTAAGACTTGGATTAGATCTGATTCTGTCTAAAAATTTATTTTTTGGAGCATAGGCGAGTGGAACTTTTATCTGGCTTATTACCTGTCCAGCTGAATTAGCTCTAAGCACATACAAGTTATTAAACAGTCTACCGAAGATAGCCACTGCTTTTTTAGTCTTAGAATGATAAAAATATTGACCAAACATTAGTTGTTACTCGTATCTCCAAATGGGTTAGTTTCAGTAAAGTCTATAAAGTCGGTGCCTAGACTAAAGTCTGTGTTTTGCTCGTTCTCTGAAAGTTTATTGTCTTGTGTTACCAATGTAATTAGTCCACCAGCTCCACTAGTAAGTCCTACAACTTTCTTAGTAGGTGTAAAGTTGTGGAACTTGCCGTCATCTGCACCAACGTGAATTAAGTGCAGTTTATTATCTGAATCTGAATACTTGGCAACTTCTCCTCTCATGGTTGTAGTGCCAGACGGACTTGTAATAACTTCTCCTTTTGTAAATGTCGATATAGCTGGAGATGAGAAAGTGATTCTTGGAACTACGTAACCAGAACCACCAGCTGTAAGTGTAAGTGATATTACTTCTCCACTATTACTATCAACAGTTGCAGTAGCCGTAGCCAGCGATCCAACTCCGGCAGAGTCTGTAATTGTTACAGTCGGTGCGGTGAAGTAATTATTACCACTATCGGTAAGATTGATAGCCGTTATGGTTCCTGAACTGTCAATAGTCGCGGTAGCTTCGGCGCTATCTCGAGTATTAGAAAGTGTAAGTACATAAGTGTAAGCGTATTTTG